TCAAGATAGTCATCAAATCTTAAACGAGTTTCGTGTTCAGATTTCATGTACCATAAATAACCACTTGCTCCATTTTCAGTAGTAACTTCTACCCATCCAATTTGAGCCATATCAGAACCTGATACTGCGTACTTATCTTTGATAATGATTGGCGAATTTTCAAAGATGAAGTCATCAGATTCTAAAGAACCATTCATACCTACTGTACCTTTTTTAAATTCTGAACCATAAATAAAGATTGTCACATCTGCATTACCTGCACCTGTTCCTGCCGTTACAAGACCACCTGCTTCATAGAAAGCGACTGTAGCTTGTATTGGAGAAACGGTTAAGTCAACCGCAGTTACGATACCTTTATTTTCACCTGAACCATCATTTTGGTGAACCACAACAGTTTGCCCTTCTCTTAAAGCTATACCGCCTTGAGCTGAAAAAGGATTCTGTCCTGTGATTACTTGACCTGCAGGACCTGCAGGGTCATTGATTTGAAATGTTGCAACGTCAGCACCTTGTGCTGCAGCCGTGCCTACTTGAGTATACTTCACGTGAAGTCTACCTTGTTCTGCCCATTTCACTAAATCTGAGTTAGAAGGAAGCTCTGCTCCAACTAATCTTAAGAACGAACCAATCGTTCTGTTTCCATATCTCTCAAATTCCTTTTCATAAGTATCGGGTAGATACTGATTTAAGAAATCAAAGTTTTGGATGTAGTTTGTTGCCAACGGCACTTGTTGTGCGGACGGCTGAAGGTCAAAACCGGGACCTGTAAAATTTCCTGCCATTACTTTTAATTTTTAAAATTGTTAAATTACTTTTTATTACTTTTTATTTTTAAGCCTCTTCCACTCGAAGTAGATAAAGACCTAATTTGCAATCCATCCTTCCTGCTCCCTACTTGAGGTGACTTACGCTCTGTCATATCGACATTTTTCATTTTGCGTGTCACATCTTCAGTTGCATCAGACTTGCCTTGTTCATAAAAGAACTGAGCAAATTTTTCCGGATTCATTGCTACGGCTAATGCTCTGTGGTATCCTTCAGCATTATTAAGTAATCCTGTATCTTGGTCTATATACTTTTTTACAAAAGTAGAAGAATCAAGTTGAGATTCTCTAATTCTACTGCTATCACCGGGATTATAATTTAAAGTAGTATCTCCAATCTTGAAATCAAAACCTTTGAAATCTTGAAACACTTCATTGGTTTTATCAACAAACCAATTTCTTTTTCTTTTTAATTCCTCGTCACTATTTTTAGCCTCTGCTAAATATTGCTTAAAATCATTAAGTTCTTTTTGTTGCTCTTCAGAAACTCCAACCGTACTTGACTCAAGGGGTTGTTTGTACATTTCTTTTTGCTCCTTTAAGAACTTTTTGGCTTTCGCAATAGTTTTCTTTTTTGCCAACTTTTTTTTCTTTACATCTCTTTCCTCGTCAAGCTCTTCATCGTAAGTATAGTCATCCATAAGGACATCTATATCTTCTTCATCGGTAGCCTCTCCTGAAGAAAGAAAATACTCAGATAATAATTGGTCTTCAGACAGAGTAGAAAAATCTCGGTTTAGTTTAACATAATCCTCAATGGTTCTACCTGTTTTCTTTTTATACTCAAAATAACCTTTTACGTCTTCAGGCAATTCTTCGTTGTCCTTTTGTTGGTCGAAGATTTGGTCTACAGACGTAAACTCTTTTTCATATCTATTCTTAATAAATGAAAGAACGTCATCCTCTTTTAACTCAGAGGGTTGAGTTGTTTCTTTTGGTGTATCAGTATTTTCTTCTACACTTTCTTGCTTTTTTGTTTCCTGTGGTGCTTCAACAGTTGTAGTTTCTGCTTCCACATTAGTATTAGAGTTTTTAGCCTCTGCTACCTTTAATAGTTTTTCCTCTATTTCTGCTTGGGATTTTTGTTCAGCTCCCTCTACTGCTCTTACTTTTAATTCCATTTGATTTAATTTTTACAAAGTTAATAAATAAATTCCGTTCAAATTATTCACTTATTTAGGTGAAAATTCTGCTAAGTCAAACCCGTCTAAACTATCCTCGTTGGATTCAAATCTTTGAGGAGGTAAGTTGTTTTTACGTTGGTTTATAAGTTTAGATTGTTGGGTATTCTGTTGGTCTATGCGTGAAGACTTTGCGTCTTCTCTTTGTGACTCTCTTGATTTTAAAGCCTCTTCAGAAATATTTCTTAATTGCTGATTATAATTAAATTCTTCAGCCATTAATTGTGATTTCAATTGTGCTTCATTATTCATTTTTTCAATCTCAAAAGCTATCTCTGCTTGTTTAAGTTGCATCTTGCCTTGCATTTCTTGTTGTTGTTTTTGCATAGCAACTTGTGCAGCCATTTGTTGAGACTTCATATTTTGTTGAGCGACCATTGCTTGTTTTTGCATTTCCAATTGGTCTTCTCTTTCTTGCTTTTGTTTACGTTTAAGTTTCAATAACTGATTAGCAAGTTTAATATTTTTAAGTTCTCTAATATCTATAGCATCTTCTAAGTTTATATCTTGTTTAGAAAGAGCCATTTGAATGTTTTGCTCAAGTTTTGCTTTTGCTTCTTCATCCGGTGAGACTTCAATAAATATTCCAAAATCATATATATATAAATCTTTTATTTGGTCAAGAATAGATACATTATATTTTCCTATTTTGTTTGCAAAATCATCTGCAAAATCAGCGTACTCTAAAATGTCTGCCACCCTATAAGTTAATGCTTCTCCTAAAGAGCGATATATATAAAGACTTCCGTCAAGAATATGACGTGTAGCTACATTAGAGTTTAATGCTGCAAGTTTTTGTAAACCGACCAACGAATTAGGGTCAGGTATACTTGCGTCTCTTGCTTCATTTAAACCTGTAACAGTTCTAATCATATTCAAATAATGATTATAATTAGTAAGAAGCATTTGAGTTTTACTTGCACCTGAACTTGATTGTAGTTCTTTAATAGGAACTTTACCTTGATTATATTCTCCGTCTTGCGTATAGCTTCTACCTATAACACTACCTGTTTGGAAATACAACCTAAGAGCATCTTCCGGATTATAAGCATTACCTGTGCCAAGGTCAACTTCGTTTAAGCCGTCAGCATCTATATATACTCCATCAGGAACTACTCTTGATATTACTTGTTGTAGTTTTAAATGAGTCATTTGAATTAAATCCGCAAAAGGTATCATTCTGCGAACCAACGATTCTAATACACCTTTATACATACGAGGTGCAACCGCTATATAATTTGGTAAAGCATGTTGAGAAGCCGATTTAGGTCTAACCATATTATGAGCTAATTCCCATTTTAATAGAATATTAGTACCCATTACCATTACACCATCGTACCAAACATCAATAGTTTTTTCAAACTTTTCAAAGTTACCCTCTTCCATAACTTCAGTTGGAGGATTAAATTGGTCATCTTTTTCTATTACCTTATTGCCTCCTGTTGCCATAATTTTTTTCTTATAAACCATCTTCTGAGTGGTCTTATAATTAAAATACATTAAGGTCACAGTATCTCTATAAAAAACATCGTTCTCATAAAATTGTGCAACATTATAGTAGTCATACCAAGACTGACTGTATTTTGAAATTTCTTCTAAGTCTGACGTAGTAAGTGTGGGGTCGATTTTTATAAGCTCTGTAATCGGTAGGGTTTTCACTTCTCCCCAATAAAAGCAATCTTTAAAGTGTGGGTCTTCCGTATAGCTATAAACTATATTTGCAGGGTCCACATATGAAATTTTTACACCTGAACCTTTTAAAAACTCGTGTTTAGCAACACCTATTCCTAAAACAGTTAAATCGTAATCAAATCTTTTTCGTAAATCAACATAATGGTTTTCATCAAAAATAGTATTGATAGCTTCTTCTTCTGCTATCTCAATAGATGGTTTGTAATTTAATTGCATATACAAAGAAAGCTCTTCGTCTGACTCAGGTAGTTCACCTTTATCTACAACAAAAGGGTCATAGTTGCCCTTTTTTTCTATAATTTCTAATACCGGTTTTGCAGCCATTTGCCCTTCTATCATATCTTGATATTTAGAACGCTTGGCTTGAGACATAGCATCCTGTGCATATGCCTTAACTCTAAAAAGTCTATCTGACATACCGTTTACTACAATATCTACAAACTTAGGAATAATAGGAACCGGAGTCCAATCTAAATTAAGATAAGATAAATCTCCATCAATGGCTAATTCATTCTTGTATTTTTTAATTGATTGTTCTCCCCTTGCATATAATTTCAACCTATGGAACTCTCTCCATTGGTCATAAAATCTGCATCCGTTTCCATCTTTACGGAACCACTCATATTGAATAGCCTGTCCAATCATCAATCCATACTCATCAGTTGCTTTTTCTGCATCTGAAACAAATTGACTTGGAAACCCCGCAGATGAAATATTTATTTTTACGTCTTTCATCTAATTATTTGACTTATATTGCCGGTATTAGTATACCTTGCAAAGTTAATCTTTATTTTTGACTCTTTTTGTTCAGGTTGATATAGATGTTTTTGACAAGCCATTGCTGCTAATCCGGAACTAATTGATGCATCATACTTAGTTCTATTACTTATATCAAATCTCGCCCAATCTTCTAAGGTACGATTAAAGCTAATATTCCCCATATCTCCATTTTCTTGTAGTCCCACATATTTTTCAATATAAGACTCAATAGCGGCAGCGTGTGCTTGTTTAACATCTTCGCTTGAGTTTGGTATCCCTCCTAATTCTTTTTCTGTCTTAGATAGTTTTATAAATTTTTTATCAGGACGATTCATACATAAACCTCTATATCCTCTATTTTTAAAATGATATAATAATCTTGGTTTGTTATTTTCAATTAATATTGGCATACCATAAAACACACATGCCATTAAAACATCTTCAAAAAATATTTCAGCAGTTTGAGGTCTTGCAATATATTCTAAGAAAAATTCATTACTTGGTGCTTCCTCCATACTAAACTTAGTAAGACCGTGTAAAGATTCT